AGGGCGGTGTCCTTGGCCTCTTCACAGATCAGGAATTGGCACTCGACCATCCACGAATTGTAGTTCATTTCGGCGGACGTTCCCTTGCCGATTAACTGTAACAGGCTGGCCTTGTTCACATGGCCTTGTAGCATCTTTGAAATCAGCCGACCAATCCATGATCGACCCGTGCCGTAAACACCTTCCGCGATCATGATGACGGCATACGAACGCTTGGACGGGTTCTGTATCTTGTGGGCCAGCCAGTTGTAGAACGTCTCGCGCTCAAATTCAGACGGGATGACGTACTCCAAGTGTTCCAGAAAGACCTTCGGCTCTTCGTCAGTCCGCTCCCAATTCGGCGGCACATACACGTTGAGAAACTTCTGGCCCTCGCGCTCGACCATGCCGGTGTCGGCGTGGCGGCTCACGGGGGTGTAGCAAGTGTCCACGGCCTTGCGCGTCTTGTCATGCTCAAGGAAGGCGGTGGCTATCGTGACCGGCGCATCGCGTCCTGGCGGCATGACCTTGCCGGGGTGATCCTTGGTGAAGTCGGCCAGGGACCACTTCCAGACGCCGCCGCGTGGGCGCTGGTGTAGGTCGTAGACCATCTGACCGGTGGACACATAGACGAACTTGTCCTGAAGCCACGGCAGGGGGTCGAAGCCCATCACGGCGGGAGCGCCCAACTTGGTTGACCACTCGCGGAACTTGCCCAACAGGCGATCCTTGCAATGCTCATGGAGACACTTGAACGCCCTGGTCTGGACGTACTTGCCAGCCCCACGCCCTAGCGGCGAGTAGCCCGCCGTGTTCTCGCCCGTGGTGTGCTGATCGGCCCACGGGCAGATGATCGTGACCCACTCGCCACCGTCGTCACGGGCAACGTGGCCTTGATCGACAAGCCAATCCAGGAGCGGGTCTATTCCATCGCGGCTCTCAACAGCGCCGCCCGGCTTATCCGTGAGGGCTGATGAAGGGGCGGATGGCTCCACGGTGGACGGGTCAAAGCCGAAGTCTGCAACAAGCTCATCCAGGCTCCAAACATTCGTGTTGCTTTCGGTGACCATAGAATGAAAAAGTTGGCGACCGGGTTTGAGATTGGCCGACCCCGGCACACGCATGAGCCGATAACTTCCCCCTGCGCCCGCATCACCCCAGCCTTGTCGATGACAAAAGTCGAGAAGCGCCTCGTAGCGTCCCCAGTCTGATCCGGGGTCAAGGTAATATCCCCACTGCTGGTTTCCCGGTGATGTGTCCATTTTCCAAGAAGGCTCAACAGGCGGTGCCACACCCTTTGTTCCGATGTCATCGAGTACCAGGCAATGGTAGCGGACAAGGTGCTTACGTCCTCTTCCGACCATCGTGCCTTTTTCATTCAACTCTCCCGTGATCGTGGAGACGCAGAAGTACCACGCCTGATCCTGCGTCTCCGGGTTCCACTTTCGGAACTGTCGGGCGTCACGTTTAAACGACTTGAACCATACACCAGAGCCATCCTTCTTTTCGATGGCACGGCTGACGCAAACGTATTCATCGTCCTCAAGGTTGTCGAAAATGGTGTCGAGAAATTCGTTAGCTTTTACTGGCATCACACGGTGGCCCCTATACCCTGCAAGAATAGTTTACGTCCACCCGCCCCGGTCTTATCCCAAAGCCGTAGGAGCTTACCGGATTGGATTTCTTCGATGGGTATTTCGGGTGCGGGGTTGGCTTTTATTATTCTTTCCACCGCTTTGTTGATGGTGATGTCGCCCTTCTCGACCTTTTCGATCAGGACTTTGTCGCCAGTGTCCTTGATCTTTTTGGCTTGCTTAACAATGCGCGGAGATACTTTTAGTTTTTCAGCGGCGTCCTTGATCTTGGTAATGGGGCAGTTCTGCACCTTTTCCGGTCTACCTTGCTCAAGGTTTGCCAAGTTAGCCGCGACCATCGCCCGTTGGCTGGTGGTCAGGTGACGGCGGATAAGATTGACTCGCAGGACATAACCTAACGGGTCATCACCTTTGTATTTGACGTAGCGTGGCTCAACCTGTGCGTTGGCACACGCCAGATCACGATTACGGCCATCAAGGATTTTGCCTTCAAAGGTAACGATGGGCTGTTCTAACCCATCGTCACGAATTGAAGCTACTAAACCCTGTAAAGCCTTTTTGTCCATCTTTGGAAACAAATCCGCATAAGGGTGTGGCAACATATTACATACCTTCCACTTTTGGGAACTCTTCCCCGATTTGCATGAGACAGGACTTAACCCCACCTTTACGTTTCCGATAGAAGAGGTTCCAACCCTTCACCACCATTGCGGCGCGGATGGTGTCATGGATACGCCCGTGGTTGCTGTCTTTGACGCGGGCAAGGTTGTCTTGCAAGCATCCAATAGCCTTTTGCCGTCCCGCACGATTACCAGAAGACCACGCAGCGAAAAACTCATTCGCCACGGCCCCCTCGACCTTTGAAAAGAGCCGGTGCAAAGCCGCCATCTGACCAGAGGGGTGGTTGTACTGGCTACAGAGTCTCATCCCGATGGGCAGGGAGGTTTCTATGTCAGCGTAGTCACCCCTGATGAGTTCGAGGGCTTCTTCATTGGACAGGCAATCACGCCCATTGGGGTCTGTGTCGAAAACACGCGCCCAACGGAGCGCCGCCGCGAGGACGACGGTGTTGGTATAACCCGCAATGGAGAGAACGTCCGACACTCCACGGGGTTTACCAGTGTCCATGACATGAAACAGGTCGTCGTCAATGCCAAATACTACATGGGTTGTGAAAGGCTTTCCCGCACGAACACACGCCATCATACGGTTTTGTCCATCACGAAGACGACCCTCATCACTGAATTTTACGGTGTCACCCGTAAGACCCCACTTTTCGGCCAGCATTGCCGCCGCGTATGTCTTAATGCGGGAGGGCTTCTTTGGCCGGTTTCCATCGTTGTAGGTTTCCATGATCCACTTCGCTATTTCTGGCGTAATGGTCACAACGCGAGAGTTTTGTGGCGGTTTGCTGATGTTTTTTGACAACATCACTGCCATCTCTTCTGATGTTCCCGTGTTTTTTTGGAGTTTTATCATTTCCTCTGTCCTTTCGTATTGAGGATGGGACACAGTCCCGGTTAATAACAACCACCACGGTTGCTAATTCTCTAAATGTTGTTTAAACAATTTCATCCATTGACCCCGATCCTCGACACGCTGGATCACCAACCCGTCGAGGCTGTCGTCGCAAATCAACGTGGTGACGTTGACGATCTTGGTCTGTCCCTGTCGCCAGACGCGCCCAACGGCTTGCTCTGCCGCGTCCCGGCTCCAGATCGGTTGGTAGAAGAGGACATCCGCAAACTTGTGTTGTAGCCCCTCGACGCCGTGGCTCATCGCCTGTATCTGAGCGGTGGTGACGTTCGGCGGAGCCACGGCAAGCTGTTCAAGCTGTTCCACGAACTCGTAGAAGATCAAGCCCGGCGCACCGCCCAGCGCGTTCCACCACGTTTCAGCGGCGAACAGGCGGGCCTTGTCGAGCCTAACCGCGTTGCCCGCCGCGTTGTAGACGAACCCGCTGGCGATCTGGCGCAGCTTGCCGCTCTTCACGGCTTGGTTCGCCGCCTCAACGTCTTGCTCATCTTCGATGACCATGTGTTTCCGCATTTCGTTGTAGATCAACCGCGCTCTAGGGGGCATGGGGAAGGTGATGGTGGTCTCCAACAGGGGCGGCAGCACGTCGGCTTTGGTGTCATCGATTATGTGGACGAGCGGGGCCACCCGCATCATTATCGTTGCACTCGCGCCGCCGCGCAGCGTCCAACTGTGCCCGCTATAATCTGGGAAGAAGTGTGCGAGAAGAAAATCGTTCTTGTTGGTGCCCAGCGCCGCACCACCGTCGATCACCCGGCACATGGCGTAGAGCTTTTGGAAGTCCTGTGAGACCGGCGTAGCGGTCATGCCCACGCGCCACGTTAGCTGACCGGACTTTTTCTTCGACTTCAGCCCCTTGGTTTGCTTGCCTGCCGCCTTCGACAGTTCATCGATGACGATGCCGTCGCACTCATGGTCTTGGTCTAGGAGCCACGCGAGGTTGTTCAAGCTGACCAGAACGATGTGCGTCTCGCCGTTGCTGGTGAGTAGGCGGCGGGTGCGCTCCCGGCTATCGCCTTCAAGCTGTACCAGACGCAGTCCGCGAAGGTGCGTCCACTTGGCCGCTTCGTTAAGCCACACCATCTTTTCGATGACCTTGGCTGGTGCGGCGACGATGACCTTGCGTAGCGCCTTCTCTTCGATCAGTTCGTGGATGGCGGTGAGCGCGATCACGGTCTTGCCCACTCCGGTGCCCGCGACAAGGATGGTGTGGTCGTCACCATACAGGCGCGTGACGGCCTCCTCCTGATCAGGGGTCAGTGAGATGCTTGATGATGTCTTCGACGCCGTTGTGCGTGTCGATGACGTAGACGTTGACTTGTTCATTTCGTAACCTTTCAATTTCACGCTGTTGCTTCTTCGACAGACGCCCCTTGCCTGTTGGTGATTTCAGCTCGACCAACGCCAGCCGCCCGCGCCTCGCCAGGAAGATATCAGGGAAGCCGGTGTGCCCCACGGCTGTGACCTTGCGGCAGTAGACCCCATAGAGGTCCGCGAGACGGATGAGATAGTTCTGGAGGTCTCTCTCACTTGCCATACCTCTTCCCCCCAGACACGCCGCCTGTCGCCAGCGGCAGATCGCCAGACCACCACGGAGGGGTGAGCATGATCTTGTTTAAACGCTCCCCCGCCGTGAGGTCGCCAATGCCTATGATTTCATCGTGAACGTGGCCCACGATCTCTAAGCCGTCGTCGTGCGCCTCGACTAGCGCCTCGCGCAGACAGTCTGCCGCGACAGCCTGTACGGTGTTCTGGAACATCGTCGCGCCCCGTGCGTGGATACGGATCGGCGGGTCACCGGCAGCGGGGGTGAAATGGGTCTGGAAGGTGACGCCCACGCGCTCTTCCCCCCATGGCGTCATGTAGGCTTCGAACTTCGGCTTGGGATAGGACAACAGACGTTCGGATGGAAGCTGGCACCACAGGAAGTTGACGCCGTCAGAATGATAGGTCACCCGCCCGGCTTGGAAATCGTTTCCAGGGTGCGCTACGGCAGAGTGGATGGCTTGGTCGTATTCGTCCCAAATCATTTCAGCCCACGGGTTCACCCTGCGCCAGTGCGTCACGATCTCGCGGGCTTCTTCTTCCTCGAAACTCACCCCGTAATTTTTAGCCATCCCGATTAGCGCGTTGTGACTGCCGCCGAATTGGAGGGACAGTTCCGCAATTTTGCCGGATTGCCGCAGGGTTGCGTTGATGTCGCTCTCTGGTCTGTGGAACATATCGGCGGCGGTGACAACGTAAACGTCCTTGTTGGCCCGGTAGAGGTTCAGCTTGGCGTCCCCCTCTGCGCTGACACTCAACCACGGGGCTATGCGCCCCTCGACGCTTGAATAGTCCACCCAATAGAGGCCGTCAGGATGGGAGATCATGGCGCGAAGAAGCCGCGCCATCGTGTCGGCGGGTTGGTCTATTTCGTAGCCAGCAATGATATCAGATATGAGAGCTTGGGCGTGATTGTCACCGAAAACGTCACGGCGGATGTTGTGGGGTTGTAGACCTTTACCTGAAAACCGCCCGGTACGCCCTGCACCGTTGAACAGGAAGGTATTATGTACCCGTGAGGCAACGTGCTGATGCGCGGCCACAGCAAACTTTTTGAGGGCGCTCGATCCAGCATTGTCGATATATTCCAAAAGTTTTCGTGCGTCATGGTCTAAATCCTCACACTTCAAAAGATAGCGGCGGTGGTCTTGGTCGAGGCTGGTTTTCTTCTCACCCTTCTTGTAGACCGTCAGGAGCTTCATCTGGTATTCGGTCAGCTTGGGGAAGAGCCACGCATCCCTGGCGTTGCGCTCCGTGGCCTTGGTCATCGCGCCGCCCGTCAGGAGCCTGATCTGTTCGTTGGCGTCGTCGGCAACCTCGCGGGTATAGCCTAGCGCCGCCTCGCAGAACTCAATATCGATGGGCAGGCCACGCTCGTTGACCACCATGTTGATGTGGTATTCTTCCCACTCTTCATCCGTCAGCGGGCGCAGACACTTTACCGCCGCCCGCATGACCTCGACATCATCGATGTTGTACTGTTTCATGCGCGCCGCATCGCCCTGTTTAAACGTCTTCTGATGACCGGGCGCGCAATACTCCCTGATCAGGCGGGGGCCTTTGCTGTGCTTGCGGAAGGGCAGCCCCAGGCCCACCGCCAGGGCGTCCAGTCCGCCCGCGTAGCCGTTGGTAAGCCCCATCGCCATGCTGCACCGCCATTGGGTGAGCTTGGGGGCGGGGAGCCTGTAGCGGGGGCAGATTACGCGCTCAAACAGATGCCGTTCAAATTCGGCGTTGTGCGCGGTGATCAGACCGCCCGTCTTAAAATGTTCTATGACGCGGGCGGGGAAAATTTCGTAGGTGTTGTTAGGCGTTGTCGCGCCCGGCTCCATAGAAAAATTTTCCGCCCACCAGAACTCCACCGGGGCATCATCGAAGGCATAAGCCATGCAAATAGCTTCGGTGCTTACGTCATCCGCATAGCGGCGAAGCCCGTGGAAGATCAGGTCAACGTCTGACCGTGTTTCGATATCGATAAACAACATGACAACCCCCAAAAAGAGTGAGGGGGACGGGCTGAAAGGATAAGACCCGTCCCCCTCTGCGCCGCGCATAACAACTTAGCTGGGGGCGTTAAGCTGCTTTTTTCTTGCGGCGCTGACGCCGTTTCGGCTCTTCCGCCGGGGCTTCCTTGTCCTCGCTCTTGTCCTCGACCTGGGCTGGCTCTTCGTTGCCGTCATTGTCGCACCACGCCATAATCTCAAAGACCGGGTTGTACGTCAACTTGCCGCCGCGCTTCTTGTTGGCATAATTCTCGCTGGTGAGCTTCACACGGGGGAAGAGGTACTGCGAACCCTCTGCACTGTGGGCCTTGATCTTGCCCAGCATCACATCGATGCCCTTGCGCCCGCCGTAGCTGTTGGTGTCGAAGGCCAGCGGCTCTCCGTCATCGATCAGAGCGCCCTGAAATGACCGGGCTTCGGATGGGTAGTCCTCGCCAATCGGTTCCATCTGCGTCGGCAACGGCTGTTGGAAGCCTACGAAAGATTTTTGCGGGCGTCCGCCGCTCCACAGAATCCAGCCGTGCTGTATGGTTGTCGTATTTACTAGGACTTCATCGTTCGTCACTATTTCTGCGTCTTGACCCAAGAGCCAATCGCCGCTCTCGAAATCGATTTTCAGGAAGCTGAAACCGGCCAAGCCCTGCGTCTCTTGCACTTGGCTTTGAGCGAGGGCGGTCGTCAAGTCGGTGGGGTTCATAACTACTGGGAAGTTAGCCATAGCGTAGTTCTCCATTTTCCATTTTCCAATGCGGCAAGCGCCGCGCTACTTCATCATCGTGTCGAGATGCCCGGTAACGTCAGAGACGATCACCGCATCACGCGGGTCATCCACCGTCGCTATCGTGTCGCCGGAACTCGACGCAGTGATGAACTCATCAAGGTCGATCTTGACCTTCTTCTTTTTGACCACCGTCTCCATCTGCGCTGGCGTCAGGAGAGTGGTCTTGTACTTGTATTTTTTGGGTAGCTTGATCGCGGCAGCGGCTTCGTCCTCATCGATCCACTTGCGGGTGGCCTTCTTTGCCACGATCTTCCAGCCGGGAACGGGGACGCCTCGCGACATTTGTAAATACATCTCTTCCTTGATGTCCCTCAACCACCCCTCGACTTCCTTGACCATCGCGGCAGCTTTCGCCAGTTCCGCTTGGTCGGCGGCGTCAAGAAGGTTTGCCGCCATGATGTTTAAACGCTTCGTCTCACAAAACGCTTCGGCGGGGCAGTAATTGCAGTGGGTGCCTGCGACAAGATGGTCTTGATCCATTGCTTTGTGGAGGGTGATAAGGAAATCCTCGATGTATCCCCAATCGCACTCCCAGGTAGACACCACCCCCTCTACGCGGGGTTGGACTATCGCGAACACGATACGCTCGACATCCTCCACCATGTCCTTGGTGGATGGGTCAGCGCCTGCACTGACTGTGTACAGGGCGTGTTGCGCGCTCTCGACCACGTCTACGGCAATTCGGCCAAACTTAAGGTCGAGGACTAATAGCGTCTTGCGATCAGCCGACAGGCCCAAGAGATCAATAGACCCACCCGCCACGCCCTCGATATACTGCACGAACGGCTCGACCATCATTTCATCGATATCAAGCTCATCCAAAAGTTTGTTGGTGGCGTTGTAGGCGATCTCCGACAGGGTCAGATCGTCGTCGGTGAACTCGCGGGTGATGTCGGTGCCCGGCTCTTTATATATAAGGCCGATCAGGGAGCCCGGCTTGACGCCGTCGCGCTGGCAGCGTTCCTGAACCTCATGGTGCATGGAGCCTTCGATGGCTGCGTCACCGGCAGGGCGCTTGGGGAGATTTTCTGATTTCTTGATCCAGCCTGGGCAGGCCAGAGTGCGATGTGCGGATGATCCGCCGTAGCGAAGGTGAATTCCCACTTCCTTCTCCTATTCCAAATCCAAATCCAAATCCAATTGTCCTCGCTTTGATAGTATGTACCGCCATACGTTGTCAAGCGTGGCCGTGGAGATGGTCAAGTAGGGGTCACGCATCCTCGCCATGAAGCCGGGATCGGACGCGATCTCGCGGCCCACCGTGGTGGGGGCAAGGTCGAATTGGATGATGACTTTCTCCAGTGCGTCGAGAGCATCTTCTTTAGCACCCATGCCGATCTCCTGTTGACTGACCCTTTGTATGATGCTACCCACATCCTGTCAAGAGTTGCTTAACGAGGAAATCATGGTGGGTAGCCACACCGATCAGTTCGACGCCGCGATGGAGACGGTCACCCAGGAGCGCGGGAGTGTCTACGGGCACCCTGCGAACGATTTTCTGCGGGTAGCCAGCCTCAAGCTCATTACGGCGGGGTGCCCGCACCCGTCCATCCGTCACGCTTTAGACATGATCTGTGTCAAGATTGCCCGCTTGGTCGAGACGCCGAACCATATGGACAGCGTCATCGATATTGCGGGGTACGCCCGCACGATTGCGATGATACTGGACGACGAGGAAGAGAGACATACAGAGACATGACATGGTCGATCTGGCGGGGCTTATCAAGGAGTGGTGCGAGGCGCAAGCGGCGTATGATCGTGAAACGACCGGCGGCGGCGGCCTCACTTATGTCACCCACTACCGCCTCTACTGCACGGGACGCGCTTTGTATCGAACCGTGGGGCTGGCCCCGGTCACTGGCCGGTATGCCGCCAACCCCTGGTTCGACCGGCCTACCCCGGCGCAACTCGCGTTACTCGACCGCGCGGGGATGAGATGAAAAAACGGAAGAGACGCGCCGCCGAACACTTTGCTTTGAGAGACCGCTGCACGGTGGTTGATCGTGCCGGTGAGGTGGGGATCGGCACTATCGTGAGTCGTACATTTGAAGAAGACGCGCGATATGATTTGAGAATGGAACTCGACGGTTCCATCATCAAGGAGATGACGGCGGATAATTTACGTCGTTACTGAGGGGGTTAATCCAATGAAGCAAGTCATGGAGCCAGACGACGCCATCCGTCAAATAGCGGGTTTAGTGGAGGGCGAGGAACTAACCTACTTCGTCGGCAACCTAGCCCTGGAGCGTTATATCGAAGCCGGGGATAGTGAACAGATGGTGTCCGTGAAGAGGAAGATAGCCGCCTTGGCGACACTTTTTTATCAAGCGGCTACCGGCCACCCCTGCCAAGGTGTCCACCGGATCAAGGGAGAGAGCCGCCCTGGCCAGGGTACGCTCGTCCAGCGCAGAATCAAGGAGGGGGTGGTGGGTTATGTGTTCGTTAAGGGGGGCGTTTAAACCGTGTGGATTTTGATCGTCGTCTTCAGCGGGTTGTCGTTCGTCCAAGACGAACCGCTTCTCGCAGAGTCAACGTACTCCGTCGTGTTCCATAACGAGAAGCGGTGTGTGGCCGCTCAAGAATGGCTCATCAAGAACACCGATTCCAAGGCCCAGTGTTTTAAGAAATGAGCCTTGCATGGTTTAAACGTCCTAATCGACGGGTCTATTTCTTCCTCTGGTTGGCGCGATCTCCAAACCACCAAGCGGTTGCGGTGGCCGACATCCAGATTACCGATGCTTCAATAGTTGCCTTTCCACCTGCATCGGCACTGAAATACAGCATCCCGACTAAGACAATTAGCACGAACGTGAGGAGCGGCCTGACAAGCCTGAGTAAATCTACTACCCAAGTCGAGCTAACCCCAATTCCTGTATCATGTCCGTAGGATGCCAGCCGCATCGAACTCGCTGCCGTTGCCTCTGCAATTGCTAGTTCACGTTCACTTTCTTCCGCCCCCAGTTTAGATTGTAGTTCAAGCATCTCAAGTGTACGTGCATGATCTTTATCGGCTTTCTTTTCCTCAACCCAATAGTCAAGAAATCCAAACGCTTTCCCTAAAACTGATCCCAGAATGCCAGTTGCGCCACCCGTCAAAACTGTCCCGATTAACTCAAACATTCCATTTTGCTCCCCACGAACGTTTTCGCCCCAGGTCTATGTGGAGGAACGTCCGGTAATACCCGAACCCCGTGAAGCCTTCCTCGCGGGCCAGCCGTTCAATCAACTCTTTGTCCAGCCCAACAGTTGCCACATCGCCCGCATCCCCGACCAGATGGCGCGAAAAAATCGCGCCCCCGACGAAAGCATTATGGTAGGGACTTCTATAAGAAGAAAGTAAATGGAGAGGATGACCAAAGCGGCGACGCACATTATCAAGGCGCTCAAGAAACTCAGGAACGACCACCAATTTTCCTGTACCCTTGCAAGCCACTTCTCTAGGCGTAAAGTATTTCCAAG